ATATTGTAATTCAAGTTCTTTTATACGAGTTTCAAACTTCAGTATCATTTCTTGATAGTCTTTTTCTAATTGTTTTATTCTAATTTCGCTATCTATTTGTTTTCTGTAGTTCTCACCTTGAACTTGTAATTGAGATACTTTCTCAAACTCTGTTGGTTGTGGTGGTTGTGGTGGTGGCATTTGTTGCATACCAACATCTGGATCTGTAAAGAACAGTCCAGTATTTTTTAACCCTGCGTTTTCTACAATTTTTGAAAGTGTATTGTAGATGTTACGCATATTAACCATAGGACCAGCAGCTGAACCTTGCAGTTCTAATGCTTTGAGTTGAGTTTGTAATATGTTGTTTAAAATAGAAAGTTGTTGATCTCTTGAACCAGTACCCAATCCAACACTTATAGAAATGTTGCAACGGTTTCTCCATTCCATAGGTCTAAATGGAATAAAGTTATTTCTAATTTTAATAATTCTTTCTTTGTCTTGATGTTTAACGATAAGTTCAAACATTCTTTCAAACATATCTTTAACACCAGTCTCTGCAAAAATACGAGCAATCAATTCTACTCTCATTTGTGCTTGAGTTAAAATAACATTAACGCCAGTTGCAGTTTTGTTTAGTGAATCTGCATCCATGCCTTGTGAATATCTTGTGATACCAGTTCTTTGTTCTCTAACAGTATCTAAGTATTCCAACATAGGAAATGCTTGACTGTTAATAGTTTGCGTTTGCATTGGCATCATAACTTGTCCAGGAGAACCTTTAGTTCTTACAACGCCACCAGGTCTGTTTGTTAAAAGATCATCAAGATTAACTTGACCATCCATAACAGCAACTCTGTTATTGTTTGTTAGATACATATTGTCTAACAATTGTCTCATTACTGTAGACTTAATAAGTTGTAAGTCCTCAGTCATTTCAGAAACTGATCTACCAAAGAATCTGTGTGTTACCATAATTGGTGTTACAGAAATAAATGGAACACTATCGCAAAGTTCATCATCTAAAATAACATAGCCACTTGTACCAGCCATTGTTATTTTTCTTAACTTAGCAATGCCATCACCTTCTTCATCTATTTTTGAATAACATTCAAATACTGTTACTTCGTCTGTACTAGCTTCACCAGCATTACTGTCGTAATCATAATCTAAGTTTCTAAAACGTGTAATCTTTTCTTCGTTGTATTTGTCTTGTGTATCAGTTGGTAAAGAGTTTACAATGTCAGCATCAAATCCTGCTTCAATTAAATCTGTTCTTGTTTGTGTTGTTCTGTGTGCAACAAAATTTGCATCTTTAATGCTTTTTGCTCTGCGTTCAATTAAAAACTCTTCAGGCGGTATCGCTTCGATTTTTACTTTACCGTACGTTTCAGTTCTTGTTATAACAACATCATGCAACATTGGTACAGGTGTATCTTCAAGTTGTGCAATCATCATGGGATCCATATTGGGATCCATACGCATTTGTTCTAACATTTTATCTTTTTGTTCGATTGCGTCTTTGTCTTTATATTCAGTATGTTCTTTTACTTCTACACCATCTTCATCAATCAACATAGAATACTCATCATCACTCAGACGTTCATAAGTTTCTTGTTCCCTTTTTGTAGAGTTGTTCCAGTATATTTTTGCAATACCGTTTTTTTGAATTAAGGCATCTTTAAACAAAGTGTATAATGTAATGAAACCATCATTGTCTTTGTTAAATACATAGTTTAAATAATCAGTTGCTTGTTTTGCAACTTCTTCATCTTCAGCACTTACAGGATCACATTTAACAACTTCATCACTTGCAGCAAATGTTCTAAGTAGTGTGGGTAAAATAGATTCAATAACGTCAGATACATCAGTTGAAACAACTTGTGATCTTCCTTCTTGTTCATTACCAAACGGTTCTCCAAAATAATACTCAAGTGACTTTTGTCTTTGTGATGTAATATCTGAACCAATATAACCAAGAGATGCGTGTATTTCGGATTGTAATACCGCAGCTACTTCGTGTTCTGTTAGGGGTTTTCCTTTTGCCATTATACTATATACCTTGTATCAATATTTATTTCTTTTGTCCACACGCTAGCTGTTCCTGGATCTATTGCACATCCATAACGAAAAGCATCCGCACCATGCGAACTCCAGTCATGTAGGGGTTTATTTTTAAATGTTTGCATACGGTCATCATATTCTTTACGATATTGACGCAAACATTCAATACCAGCTTTACAACGATTACGATCAAACCAACACTGGTCTAATGTATTTCGTACAGCTTCTATACCATGTTGCACTTCTAATTTAGGACATACATCAAACTGTATTCCCAATTCAGATGCAACTTCTAAACGAGATTTACCAGTACCAAGTTCTCTTGCCACAATATCATGTGGAGCAACGTGTCTACCATAGTTGTACGCTTTATTTTCTAGCACTTGTGCATAATGAGACAATGCCTCACCAGAGGTTTCATAGTAGTCAATTAATCGAACTTCAGTTCCTACTCGTTGTGCAAACCATATTGCGGTTGAATCACCGATACCTAAATCCCACCAAGTTTCTACATCTATGTTTTTATCGTAATCAATATCGACAATACGGTTTTCTTTTTCTGCTTTTTGGATTTGTTTACCATAGTAAGCTCCTGATACAGCAGCTTGAAAACTACACTCAAATTCTTGCTCGTACTGATCTTCTGGCATAGTTAATCTAGCTTCTTCTAATTCTTCTTTGCCAATAATATCTGTTTCAGAGGCTCTGTATAAGACTGCTTTCCAGTCTCCACCTCTACGTTTTGCAAGATCGTAAACATCCCAAAACTGGTTATGACCCATTGGAGTACCAATAAAGATCACATACCCAAGTTTATCTGATACAGCAGGTCTTACAACCTCTGTCCATGTTCTAGGGGACATTAATGCAAACTCATCCAAACATACTCCATCAAATCCTAATCCACGAAGGGCATCAGGATTGTCTGAACCAAAGATTTGAATCCTTGATCCGTTCCATAAGTCTATTTTAAGCTCTGTTTCGTGACGTGAGCCACCTAATTTCATTAAAGGTTGAGTGTATTCTTTTAAATAGTCAAATGCTACGTTCTTTCCTTGACGATACGTAGGTGCTATGTATGCCAAACGTCTATTTGGCTTACTTAATGCTGTTTTAATCAAATGATTAATTGCAAAAACGGTCTTTCCAAACCTGCGATGACAGCAAATTACATTAAATCGTTTTAATTGTGTGTGTAATTCTTTTTGTAATGGTCGTGGTTTGTAGGGTATTTCAATTTTCAATTTATTCTTTCCACTTAACTTCGATTTCTACAGGCTCTCCCTCTTCACCTTTAATTTTTTGATCTACAGAAGCTAATCTAGGATGTACGAATGGTGCAGCTTTCTCAGCAGCCCACATTTTCTTTTCTGGTGATGTTTTGCGGTCATTTAATATGTTCAACATATATTCTAAAGGCGTTTTTGTTCCTTTACCTAACATCTTTTCCAGACGTTCGTGCTTCGTTCCTGCGGTGACACCTCTTGGTCTACCTGCTCCTGTTCTTTTGCCTCCATGAGCCATTAAAATATAGATCCCACGATAACAACAACAACAATAACAGCAATTCCTGCTTTTATGTAATCTTTTTTAGTCCAAGATTGATAATCTTTGACCCATTGTATTAATGCGTTAATTTTTTCCATAGTATTTCTCCTTTACCAAGCCTTACAGCTCCAGTATTTTGCAGTTAATTTACTTATTTTGCCTTTATCACATCCATGTCTAGCACGAAATGACTTACGTCTAGCAGGTACGTTTTTTTTAATAGACATTTTAGGGTCTCCAAAGCGTACAAGACGTATTTTTGATCCTTCTTTAGCCAACACAGCTGACTTTTTTGACTTACCAGGTGTTCTTTTTGGTTTATTATAACCACTAAAGCGTTCACCTCTGTAGGTAATAGCCATTAGGCTAATAATCCCTTAGTTTTTTTCTTTTTTTTTAGTTTTTTAAAATCTGCACCTGTAATCTTATTACGAGGTTTAGCAATACGTGCTAATGCTTTTTGTTTTTTACTTAATTTTCTAGGCATTTTTTTTCCTTTTAGTAAAAGTTCTAACATTAGTTGGTTTACCACCAACGCCTTGTGCTTTTGATCGTTTGCGTGATACAGCAGATTTAATCTGAGATGCAGTCATGCTACGTGCTTTTGATCTTGGCACACATTTTGGGTATTTACGTTTTGATTTTTTAGCTGATTTACGACCACACGCTTGAAACTTACCGTCTTTTTTTTTGGCTCCAATGTCAACCCAATCACCTTTTGACCCTTTGCCAAACCACGCTGTTAATCCGCCAGTTGGTTTAGCCATTATGCTGATCTATAACCGCCACCACGTTTTTTATAAGTTTTTACAAGCCATGCGTTCGCATAAGCTGAAGGATAAACTTTAAATTTACGTTTAGCTTCTGATTTAACTCTTGAGTATAATGCTTTATTGGTTGGTACTGCTTTTTTTGCCATTAGTTTATAAATTTCTTATTTTGTTTTTGTAAATCCATATTAGATTTTTGTTCAGCGTTATATCTTTTAATAAACTCGTCATACTGTGGATGTTGAGCCGCAGCTTCCTTGTTATGGATATATACGTTTTTTAATCCTTTATATTCAAAATCATTCATTTATTTATTTTCCTACCATTTTTTGTGCTTTTTTATGAGATTTAGAAAAAGACATACCCATTTTCATATCTTTTCTCATCATAGCCATGTGTTTTTTACTATGATGTTTACTATGTTTCTTTAAGGTGTCTTTTTG